ACTCTTCTGTTACGGACGAAGCGTCGTGAACCGGGGTTCTGTGGAGTCGTGTCCTGACGACCTCGGTCCTGATGGTCGCCGCGCATTCGTAATGGCGTCGAAGCATGTCGACGTGCTGGCCGATCCCGAACGTTTTGCTGATGCGGTGCTCAGGTTTGCTCGTGCGATTGACATGGTCGAGGAGGTACGGGCGGAATGGGTTTCGTCTGGTCGGCCAAAATTGTTTACGCATTCCAACGGTGCAGTCGTTCCGCACCCGCTCGTAAAGTTGTTGGCTGAGTCGGAGAAGGATGCGGCGCGTTATGGTCGCGCGTTGAAGTTGGAGCCGGAGGCGTTGAAGAATCAGCAGGGCGGCGTCAAGGGTCGCACCGTGGCGAAAGATCGTCAGGCTCCGCCGATTATTCGGGTCGCGTCGAAGTGAGTACGTTGACGCGGATGCGGTGGGAGGAGTACGCGTCGGGCTCAAGGATTGACCATTTCGCGTGGTGGTGCGAGACGTATCTAGTTCAGAGTATCGACCAGTTTGCTGGTGAGCCGCTGGTGATTGAGCCGTGGCAGGTCGAGTTTATGGGTGAGGCGTTGGCGACGAGTGATCCGACGGGCGCGACGCCATCGTGGGGCTCGGTGACGCTCGTGGTGAGCCGCAAGAATGGCAAGACGTCGATGCTCGCCGCGTACGCGCTCTATCGCCTGCTGATGGATGAGACGCAGCCGGAGATCCTCCTGGCGGCGGCGAGTGATAAACAGGCGGGGCGTCTCTTCGATTCGATCGTGTCGTATATCAGGCGGAATCCCGAGCTGGCGAGTATGGTCGTGCTGCGCGAATACATCGGCGAGATCGCCAGGGCTGATGGTGGTGGCAAGATCATGCGGATGGCGTCTGATCCGAATACGTTGCACGGCTTCTCTCCGTCGCTTGTAATCGCTGACGAGTTGCATGCCTGGACGAAGCCGACGCAGCGCAAGGCGTGGGCCGCATTGACGACGGGCGGCGGCGCTCGGAAGAATACTCAGACGTTTACGATCACGACGGCGGGCGATGCGAATGAGCGCGATACGGGAATCCTCGGCCGGATGATTGATCGGAACGAATCCGTGGGCGATGTTGAGAAGCATCCGGGCCTTACGATCAGTCGAAACAAGAGTGCGCGGACGCTGATCTATAACTATTCGGCGCCGACGAAGGACGCTACCGATAGTGCCAGTCTCAAACTCGCCAATCCTGCGTCGTGGATTACGGAGGAGTACCTCGAGCGGCAGGCTGCGAATCCTGAACTATCCGCTGAGGAGGTTCTCCAGCTGCACGGGTGTGTGTGGGTTGCGGGTGCTAATGCGTGGATCTCGGCGGATTGGTGGAATAACGCGATCGAGCGGGACGTGATTATCGAGCCGGGCAGTCGCGTTTCGATTGGTATTGACGTGGGCATTGTTCATGATGCGACGGCGTGTGTGATGGCGTGGCAGCGTCCCGACGATCAGCGCATCGTGCTCGAGGCGAAGATATGGACGCCGTCGCCTGGCCGTAACGTGGATCTCGCCGAGGTCGAGGATCATATTCGCATGATTGGCGCCGAGTACGAGTTGGCTGGATGCTTCTATGATCCGCGTTTCTTTGAGCGATCCGCTCAGACGCTAGACGCTGAGGGTCTGATTATGGTGACGATGCCGCAGAACTCGGCGACGATGGCGGACGCTTACCAGACTTTCTACGCGATGCTGGGTGAGGGGAATCTGCGACACTCGGGATCGGATGCCGAGTTCGCGCAGCATTGTCTTCAGACTGTTGGGCAGATGACGGATCGCGGGTGGAAGATCAGTAAGATGAGGCAGCGTCAGCGTATCGATGCTCTTGTGGCTGGCGTGATGGCCACGTATGGTGCAGTTATCCAATCGGAGGGAGCGATCGTGCCGGGGTTCTTTAGTGTCTAAATCGGCGGCTATCATTCTAGTAGTGGAATCGTTCGCTGCGATTCTGATCTCGGTCGGTATTGGCTTGTTGCTCGTGCCGGCGGGTATCATCGCAGCGGGTGTATTTCTCCTAGTGTTCGGCATCGCATACGAGAGGTCCCGTGCTCAATAGAATCTTCAACCAGTCGAGTGAGCACGAAGAGCGTGCGATCAGCTTTCAGTCTATGTTCGCGTCGGGCGATGACTTGATGCTGAGCACGAGCAGCGGCGTCACGATGAGTCAAGATGAGTCGATGCGGCTCGGCGTTGTCTACGCTTGTGTGCGGCTTATTGCGGATTCTATTTCGACGCTGCCGGTTGATTCGTTCGTGCGGCGTGATGGTACGCGGACGCCGTATCGTCCGCGTCCTGTCTGGCTCGACTTGCCGGAGGTTGGCGTCTCACGGACGGCGCATTTCCAACAGGTCCTCGTGTCGCTCCTCATCAATGGTAATTCGTTTACGCGTATCCTGCGCGACGATCAGGGCGTCGCCGGACTCGTTGTGCTGAATCCGAAGCGCGTTGAGATTCGCCTGAGTAAGACTACGCGGCGTCCCGAGTATGTCGTCGACAATGGCAAAGAGATCGTGGCCTACGAGGACATGATCCATATCACCGAGTTGCAGATGCCGGGCGAGTTGCGTGGCCGGTCCCGCATCGATCTCGTGAAGGAGACGCTGGGGCTGGCTAAGGCGCTCGACGCATTCGCCCAACTATTCTTCGGGCAGGGCTCGACGGTAGGCGGCCTGATCGAATATCCGGGGAATCTGACGCGCGAGCAGGCGAAGGATCTTGCGGATTCGTTCGAGGCGCAGCATCGTAGCGTGCGGCGTGCTCATCGCCCTGGCGTCTTGTTTGGTGGGGCGAAGTTTACGAAGACAAGTGTGCAGCCGAATGAGGCGCAGATGCTCGAGTCGCGCCAGTTCGCTGTGGAGGAGATCGCGCGCACGTTTAGGTGTCCGCCGTCGATGATTGGCGTTACCACTCCGGGCGCAATGAGTTACGCAAGCGTTGAGCAGAATGGCATCCAGTTCGTGACGCATACGCTCCGCCCGTATATCGTCAAGATTGAGGACTCGTATTCGCGCCTCCTGCCGGGCGTCGCATTCCTATCCTTCAACGTGAACGGCCTGCTCCGCGGCGACACGGCTAGCCGGTATGCCGCCTACTCGACAGGCTTGCAGGCTGGATTCTTCTCCGTCAATGATGTGCGACGTATCGAGGACTTCCCGCCGGTAGACGGCGGCGACGTCAACCGCGTGCCCCTTGCGAATGTCGATCTTGCCGCGGCGAACCTGACCGAGCTTGACAAGAAGAGCGTGATCGCGCAGCGCATGATCCAGTCCGGCTTCGATCCGGCCGCTGTCCTCGAATCGCTCGGCTTGCCGGCCGTGCCGCATACAGGCCTGCCGAGTGTGCAGCTGCAGGCTATCGCGCAGGTCGATCCGGAAGATCCCAAGGCGGCTTACGAGGTCGACGCGTGACGATCGCCACGAATCAGATCACGCTAGGCACGGCGCGCAAAGTTGTTGCCGGCGCTAGTCAGATGAGTCAGCGCGTAACGGTTCACAATAACGAGTCGGCGCAGCAAGTCTTCCTCGGAGGATCAGACGTCACGACTAGCAACGGTATCCATCTTGACGGCAAGGAAGAGCGATCGATCACGCTGAACCCTGGCGAGGTTCTCTATGGCATCGCCAGCGGATCGCATTCGGTCAGCGTGATGATCCAGACGATGGGGTAAGCGTGCCGTATTTCATTACTGACCAGAGTGCTGAGTGTGACGGGTGGGCGACGATCAAAGATGACGGCGAAGTGATTGGCTGTCACGAGTCGAAGGATGCTGCTATCGCGCAGATGGTCGCCGTGTCTCTGGCTGAGGGGTTGGAGCCGGGTGGCGAGCGGAACCTTGATGGCGCGCCGGCGATCATCGTCGACATTGACGGGACGCTGATCTCGTTCGAGGGCGAGCCGATCCGTAGCGTCGTCGACTTCGTGGACGAGTATGAGGGGACTGTCTTGATCGTGACGGCTCGTGTCGAGACTGATCGGGCGGCGACGATCGCCGAACTCGAAGCGGCTGACGTGGATTGGGACGAGCTCTATATGAAGCCGACGGCGGATGCTGATTCGCT